AGATAAATAAAGGTTTTCCATCTAATTTGTAAAGATTATCTGAGCTTTTCAAGGTTTACAGAGTAAAAAAAGATAATTTTAAGTTATATCAATACTCTACAAGCCCTACAGGGTTAATCAGATTTATACAGGCAAAACAATACCTTAGAGACTCGATAAAGGTTCTGTAGTAGGGTAGGCAGGGTTAAGACGTTTTCGTTTAAATTTGGGGACTTGTGGCGGTTCTAGGGCTATATCTAGTTAACAGTTGAACCTATCCGCTACCGCACAAAGTAACCGCACAAAAAAAAGGAGGTGTTTAAACCTCCCTTTTTCTCTTTTCCTCCTTTTATGATTTTTCTTGGTTAGCGTATCTGGTTGTTAGTTGTCCAACTTTTAGCTCAAGGTCTTTTTGGTAGGTGTCCGACTTATCGCTAGAGTTAAATTCCTTGATAACTTTTTCTCTCAAAATACTGGAGTCAAAATACATAGTTTTATCAATTTCATTAGCTCTAATCCAGTACCCCTCTGTTTTGTAAAAACTATCATCTCTTTGCCTAACGTATTCATGTATCTCTTTTTGAAGTTGGTCTTCTAAAGCCCAAGTTGCATGCCTTATCAAGTCCAGTTCTTCAAGTGTTAGCTCTACGTTTACAGTGATGTTTTGAGTTTTCTTGTTTTCCATTTTGTACCCTCCTTTTTGGGTTTTTGTTATTGTCGGAATAATTATAAACATAAATAAAATATCTATGTCAAATTTTTTTTAAGTCCAAAAAAAAAGGAGGTGTTTAAACCTCCCTTTTTCTCTATTCCTCCTTATCTTAAAAAAATTTTAATACTATCCATAAACACAACAAGCCATAACCAATGGCAACAATCGAAAAACTGATAAACCATTTTTCTATTCTATCCATTGTATAGCCCTCTCTTTCTCTCAAGCTCATAGACTCGCACAAGCCAGTGATAATTCTTATCAAGGTAAGCTTGAAAACTCTCATAAGGTTTTTGGTTAAATGCAATCCTCTCGGCTCTATTTTCGAGATACATAGACCACAAAAAGCCCTCTCTAAAAGTCTCAGACTCATAGCACTCATTGAGCAATCTTTTGAACATTGCCATGATTAGCCCCTAACGCTCGAAAGCCAGTTATTATAGGATTTTAAAGCTTTTGTTTGCAATCCTTTTGGGAAATTATCGTGAGCTTTGATATTAAAATAACTTTTCAATGTTATTTTTTCATAGTGTTTTTGAGTTCCAAAAAATGCCTTGAGTCTGTTAGGTTTTCCCTTAAACTCTGGCGGACAATTTTTAGTGTTTGCAAGATGGTTACTCAAGGCATCAACCATTCTAGGGGACATGATTTTATTCTGTTCCTCCTCCGATTGAGTTAATATCTTTTCATAATTTTCTTTTGCTTGAGCCATGTAAGTCTCAAATGGTGTGATATTAATTAATTTACTTTTTTTCATATTAAATACTCCTTTGTATTTCTAGTTATAGCTCCGCACCATTGCAAAGCCACCGCACAAAATACCATCATTCCCGCTTATGTCAATCATAACTTTGTTACAATTTTGTGACATCTTTATCTAGTGTTTTACATCACTAATACACTAACTTACTACAACACTATAACACTACAACACCTGTATATTTATACAGTATTTTTAATTCTTACTCTTTTCCACTGTATTTTTATCCAGTATTTTGAATAGAAAAATGTCCCAAATTTGATAACGAATAGAAGGAGCGACAAAATAATATAATATTATATCTCACATGCGTATGGCTTGACAATGGTTGAATGGTTCGCTAGAGTGGTGTCCGCTCTGCAATGGTGCAGAGATTTACAAAGGAGTAAAAAATGACTACAAGACATTTAATGTTTAAAAATGATGTTGTTGTTGAGGTTTTTCCAGTTGACAACAACCTATATGATTTTAGTATCTATACAGATATTAATAGAGAAAAAGTAGAAAGTGATGATGGTGCTTACGAGGACATACTGTTCCGATTAAAAATATTACCATTAGGTTTTTATACTCGGTCAGAAATTGGTCAAGTGTTGCGTGAAGTTAGGGAGGTAACGAATGAAACAGATTGAAGATTTATTAGAAACTATTACACCAGAACGTCAAGAAAGATTATTAAATCCACAGATGTCCGACTGGTTTAAAACTTTTTTTATGGGTAAATATGGTAACAGAGTTTATGAAATAAAAGTTGGTCGCAAGTGGGTAACAATGCGGTCAAATAATCATAGAGCTAGAATATCTTTAGAAAAATTTAAAACTCTAGCATTTATTCAATGGCGTAGGGATTGTGAGTCTTTTACCTTTGTACCATCACAAAAAAGAAAAAGAGAATGGTATAAAGAGTTTGGTTTTAATCAACCCCCTAGAGATTATATTATCAATCACAAACACTTAAATTGGAAATAACCTATGCAAAAAATAAAAGGAGAAAAAATGTTAAATTATTTTTTAATAAAAGATAACTGTCGTGATGGAGAGCATGAATATTATGATTATGTTCCAGTTGAAACTACAATGACTAGTGAAGATTTAAGAAACAATAAAAACTTTTGGGAGGAAAGTTTTCTTGGTTGGCAATGGCATTACATTGAACAAGACAGTAATAATGATTGGTGGGCAGGATTGAGGATTGTTTCTATCTATGATTGGAAACCAATTACAAAAGAACAATATGAAGTCTTAGATAATGTAATAGGTGGTTGGTCACTAGACCAAATAATCGAAATGGGAGAAGATAATTGGCTTCCTCACGAAGATAATTACGAGCATTATGGATTGGACTTGATACCTTGTACTGAGTACAACAAGGAGAAAGAATAATGTTTGAAAAGAATTATTTAGTAGTGCTAACAAACAGAGAAATGCACATATTTATTCAGTATGTTTCTTCGATTAATGAAAGGTTAGCAAAAATAAAAGCAGAAGCGTTAGGGAATTGGGAAGAAGTTTTATTTGATGATGAAGTTCTAGAATTCTTCGAAGAAATTTACCCTAACGATATTCAAGCGGTGATGATATAAAATTTTAACAGATGAAATATAAGGAGAAAAATGGAAATAGTAGTATATTATAAAAATAATTATGGTAATTTATTGTGCTATCCTTACTGCAAAAAGTCAAAAACTTTTGTTAGCTTAACAGGATACCGAACTCTTAGTAATTATCATTTATCTTTAATTAAAGATTTAGGATATAAAATTACAGAAATTCCTTTGGGTGTGGCAGAGGGTGTATAATAAAATAAAATACGTGCGGGTGTATGGCTTGACACTTGCCACCGCTTGTGGCTATAATGCCCACACAACAACGAGGGAAGAACCATGAAACTATTTGAGAGTATGTATGGAGCTAAGAAGTATTTAAAAGATAATAAATATAGATACTTAGAGTGCCATAGTCACAAAGAAGATGTGTTTAAGATGTATAAAAAAGGTACTAGGATTGTTTGCATAACACCATACAGACAAAACTATGAACCTACAAGATATAAATTACAAGTTTTAAAATAGTACTTCAGGTCTAATTTTTTTTAAGGACACAAAACGAAAGCTATAATGCTTTAATAATAATAAGTAATGTACACTTAGAATTAGAATAAGTACTCCCTAAGAGTTTGCAGGTATCTCTTTAAAAAACCTTGCATTGAATTTTAAGTTTTAATTATTTAGGTACTCCTTTTTATTATTTTTTCATAACCTAAATAGTTAGAAAAGTGTAGCTAGACTAATAGTAACAGGGAGCAGAATATATTTTTTTAGATGTATATATTCGTAAGTCTTGAACTTAGTTTAGCTACACACTTTTATTAATAATAACCAATGGAGGTAACAATGGCACAAATGAGAAAATTTGAGCAAGACGCAATAGTTAATCAGATAATTAAAACTATTAAAACTAAACGTGAAAAACAAAATGAGACTTTAAAATCACATAAAAAATATTTAGCTGTAGTAGCACTTAATGAAGATATTAAAGACCTTGAAAATAAACTAAAATTTCTTAGAAAAGAAAAAGAGGTTCTTCAAGACTCAAGACGAGACCTACTAAAAGACTTTAATGAAAAATTTGATGTTAAATTAGATTATGATTATCATGATAATCTAAAGTTTGAATTTAACGAATGGACTGTTAAACGAGATGTTGAAGACCAATTAGCTATAGCTTTACTTGGTAGTGAGTGGAAAGATAATCTACCTGCTATCATTGAGGAGATTGCTAGTCAATTTTAAACTTTCAGGTGTAGCTAGGTCGGTGAGAGATAATACTATAGAACCTAGCTACACACTTTTTAACTGGAGATAGATATGCCTACATACAAATTACTATCAAAAGGTAGTATCAAAGTAGATAAAAGCAATAAGATACAGAACAAATACTTTAGTAGAATTATGTATCTTGCACCACACAATTTAGCTGATGGTAAGCGTACTGTATGTCCCTATGCTACAGTTGCTAAATGCCATGAGCCATGTTTAAATCTATCAGGCAATGGTTTTTACAACAATGTTCAAAAGGGTAGAATTAAAAAGACTTTACTATTCTTAAATGAATATGATACATTTATGGATTATTTGATTAAGGACATTAACAAGTTTATTGACGAGTGTGATAATCTAAATAAGCTACCATGTCTAAGACTCAATGGTACTTCGGATATACAATGGGAACAGCAGTTGGTTGATGGCAGGAATATATTTGAGATATTTCCTGATGTCTTATTTTATGATTACACTAAGATACCTACACGAAAAGTTGCACATATCAAAAACTATTATTTGACTTGGAGTTATTCACAAGCTAACGACAAGTATGCTGAGTTATTTGATGATGTCAAATTTAACAAAGCTGTGGTATTTAGAAAAGAATTACCAAAGACTTTCAAAGGTCTTAAAGTAATAAATGGTGACAAACATGATATGAGATTTCTTGACGAACCTAACGTAGTAGTTGGGTTACTAGCAAAAGCTAAAGCTAAGAAAGATTATTCAGGGTTTGTTGTTGATGATAACTTAATAGAAGCGAGGGCAATATGAAATATAAATATATTGTTTGGGTTGGTGGGTGTGATGATTATTACACCGATTATAATAAAGCAAAAGAACATTATGATGAATGGATTAAGAAAGGATATGATGATGTTTGTATAGAACAAATAGAAACGAGGGCAGTAGTATGATGATACTAAATTACGAAAGTAAAAAAGAGTTGAAAGAAAATATAGGTAAGCCATTGAGGTATACTGAAACTTCTTTCTTTGGTGAAGAATATGAAAGCAATGGAACTTTTGTAGGTTGTAATCGACCATATGACCCAAGAGGTACAGGAACTAGAGAGTTCTTTGCAACAGTTACAATGGTTGATGATTTAATTAGTGAGGTAAAATAATATGAGTGATGGAGTTGAAGTAAGTTTTAGAGACAAAATCTGGATTAAATCTAGTGATAATCAGTTTGCTTTTGAAATAGAAATTAGAGATGTAATTCATCTTTTAATTCATGCTTTAGATGAAGTTGATTACGAGGGAAACAAAACTTATACAACAATATTTGAAGAATTTATAAATAAAACTAATGGAGAAATATTAAAATGAGTAGTGCATACGAAAAAACAGCAAAAGAACACATGGTTCTAACTGGATTAGAAGATTATATTGAAGATACGATTGAGTATTCTGATACAATACTTAGCATTCATAATGATATACAAGAGGTTAAAGATATTGCAGAAGATAATCATAGATATGCTATGGACCATATTAATGATGAGTATAGTAGATTAGAGTCAGAGCTTGATAGCAAAGTATATGATTTAGAAAGTATGATTGATGATTTAAAACAAATGATTGAGGACTTGAAAAAATGAGTAATGAAGCAAACGAAAGACTACAAGAGTTTATAAGTGAAGAAGTATCTAGGCAATGGCAACTGCCTAATAGACCTGATTTAGAGAAAGACTGTGTAGAGTTTATATGGGATAGATGGGGAGAAAACCCTTATCAAGACGAAGTATATATAACTTTTTTATTAATACAGTTTCTATCAGGTCATTGTCGTAATGCATTATCTTCACAAGATATTGACTTTATGGCTATAGAAGAGATACATAGAAATTTAGAAAGACAATTAGAGGAAACAAGATGAAAGCAATATTAATTGATGTACATACACAATCAGTAACTGAGGTAGAACATGATAATACTTTAGATAATATTTATGATTTATTAAACTGCAGAACTTTTGATGTAGTTAGGATTGATGAAGTAGATAGTATCTATGTTGATGATGAAGGATTATTTGTAGACGACCAGTTATTTTTTGAGTATGGTGGTGATGCCCAATCTGTTAGACTAGCAGGTAATGGATTAATACTTGGAGTAGATGATGAAGGCAACTCTATTAGTCCTCGAACAACTGTTGAAGAAGTGGAGGGTAGAGTTGGTTTCTTACCTAGAGGATATTCATGGTAGACGTTGAAGTATATGGATATGACGACAATGGTATCAATGTTGAATGGTATTGGAGTGACCAAGTAAAAAAGAATTGGAAGACTTGGAAACCTAAGGTGGAGGATGTATTACTAGTAGACTTGACACACACCCAAAGAAATGGTAAAATTATCTATGAAATTTTTCAGGATGTAATGGATAAAGAACATCCTAAGAAAATTAAACCAACAGGGATATATAAAGTAAGGAGGTAAAGTGGATAGTTATATAGTAGAAGTTATAGATGAATTAAATGAGTCTTGTGTTATAATTAATTATGCAGACACTATACAAGAACTAGTAGATAACATAGTTTGTATGGAGGGATTTAAATTTATCAAAAGGATTAGAAGACAATCAGATGATAAAGAAATAAGATTAACAAAAGACAAAATAGACTTAGAAGAACTTAGATTATTAAGGTCGTTAATTGATGATGAAATTGAACTAAGAAATACATTAACAAATCAAGAGGAAGATAAAACTATACAGTGAGAAAAGCTAGACAAAAAATAGAACATACTTCTAAGACTGGTTCTAGAGGTAAAAAGACTTGGCAGGGTAGAGGGAATGTAGGTACTTCGACTATGCCAAAGAGAAAGAAACAAACCTACAAAGCTTATAGAGGGCAAGGAAAATGAAAATAACAGGATGGAAATTAGTTATCTTTTGGGAAGATGAAACTACTGAGGATGTAGTTGATGTACCCGACTGGGTAGCAACAGAAATTGACGAATATTTAAATGAAATAGAGGAGGAATATGTATGATTGAAATATCACAAGCAACACTAGATGTTATTGAGTCTATTAAAAATAGTAGACCACTACGTTTCACATATAGAGACAGTGGTGAAAGACTAATACAACCAACAGGTTTTTTCGGAGACTTTGTTGGGTTTGAGGGTAATGATTTAGATGTACCTGACGAAGAGAATAACTTTAAAAGATTTTTATTTAAAAGAGTTACTCATTGGGATGGAGTATGTTTACCTTACAAAGTTTCAGTAACATTTAAGTTTGAAGGTTATCCAACAGACAAGGAAGTAAGAGAACAACTTATCTTTCTTGCCGAAGAAAGTGACGACTTAGAATACACTATCCTACAAGATAATGACTGAGTATGACATACATAAAATATTTGCAGAACAACAAGAACATGACAGAGTAACAGCACTGTATGCTGATAATGGAGTAATTGAATTACGATATGCTGATGGCACTGCAGAAATTTACAAGAAACGTAAATGGTTAAAAGGTTTTAAATTAATAAGGAGAAGACAATGAAAATTGCAACAACACTTATATGTTTACTAGCTATAGCAGTGGGCATAAATGTTTATTCTTCGCATACAGAACGAGACAGATTAGAAACTGCTCTACGTTTATTGGATGCACGAATAAGTGAAAACAGCACTTCTATTAAAGAGGTGGAGGATTATATTGTAGATAGCACAATAGAACTAGAACGAATGCACTACATTATGATGGATAATATTAGAGATGTAGGTAAGTCTTTGAATAGTCATGAGCATGAGCCTGTGTATATTGAAGTACCGGAAGTTCCTGCTGTAGAGATTACAACAAAGCCTGAACCTAAACCTGAACCTGTAGAAGAACCAACTTTAGAAAGAGTGTATGATGAAGAAACACAATTGCATACACCAGTCTTTACAGTTGAAAAAGAAGTGGAGGTAGTCAAGGAAACATTTAGTTGTCCGAAAGCTAACAGCAGACTTGGTAAATACATAGAAGATATAAGTATTCGTAAAGACTATGAGTTTGTGGCAACCTATGATGTTGTTGACTCTAGTATAGATAATATTAGATTTGACAAGACACTACCTAATAGTTTAAAATTTGCAGTGTCAAGATATATTAAGAGCTTAACAGCTCGTGGTAATAAAGCTGATTGTAAAATATCAATTAAAGTATTGGAGAACTAAATGCAAGAATTTTATAGACTAACCAAATCTGAGTACATGGAGTTTAATAACTTTTGTACAGAGAATTACAAAGAATTATATGAGAATAAAGATGGACATGTAGTACACTATATGCCTAATTCTGATAGCTTTCATGTATATGTAGATGCAAATGAACAATCAGGTATGCAAGATTTTTTAGATAAACTGCTTGCATACGAATTGTAAGTATGGTATAATGCACTCACTCAAAGACATGACCTTGATATTAAAGGCTTTCCTTGAGTCACCGAGTAGCATTAGCCCTCTATCTCCATCCTCCTCAAGGAGCTACTTGGTTCAGTTATCTGAGGTGATGGGGCAACTGGCTCATAGCCCCAACTCGAAAGAGTTAGCTATGGTTTTTAAATACTGTTAAAATAGGAGAAAAAAAATATGGCAGTAGTTAATGGAACTGCGTATTGGGCAAGTATTAAAACACCTAATACGAAATTCGAACCAGTATATACAATCAACCTTGTGGTTGACGAAGATACTGCAAATGATTTTGCGTCAAGAGGACACAAAATTAAACAGATGGATGAAGGTCCGTCTATTGTTATCAAAAGAAAAGTTAATGGACCTAATGGAATGGTTCGTACAGCACCTAGACTTTTAGATGCTGATAAGAACGAAGTTAACTATTCAGTTGGTAATGGGTCTAAAGTTAGAGTACAATTCAATGAGTACCAAGGAGAAAATAAGTATGGACCATACACAGGTCTAGACTTACAAGCTGTCCAAGTGATTGACCTTGTTGAGTACAGAGCAGAAGATGGTGCTGAACTTTTAGATGGGGAGGAGTTCTAATGACAGATACTCCTCAGTTGCAGGGTGCACCTATAACTATCAATCAAGAAGATGGTTCGGCTAAGGTATATGATACAGGACTGTTATCACCTGAAGCACAACAATCGGTTGATATGATTACCTTTATTGCAAGGTTAAGAAATGTACTTGATGCAGCAGGACAAGTATTCAGTAATGTAGTAACCAACAGTCTTATTGACGAAGCTGTAGTAGAAGAACTAAGCTCACCAAATAAGAAGGTTGAGGAAGACACTACTGATGATAAGGACACTAAATAATAGTGTTAGTAACACGAGGGCAGGTTACCATAGCTTGCCCTCATTTTTTTATGAGGAGGTTATATGGAACAAAGCACTTGGGATAAACACAAGCTACCCTGTCCAAAATGTGGTGGCAGTGACCCAGTATCTACGAACACAGATGGTTCAGGCTATTGCTTTAGCTGTAACCACTATTTCAAAGATTATCAAAGTGAAGTGGATGGTAACATAGTAGACATGGCTTCACACAAAGAACCTAGCACATTCTTAAACTCATACACAGGAGTCTTTGGTGACCTGACTGATAGAAAGATTAGTCAAGATGTTGCTAAGAAATATTCTGTACGTGTGATTTATGATAGTCAAGGCAAGGTAGCTAAGCATATCTATCCTTACTACAATAGCAATGAGATTGTCTCAACTAAAACAAGAACAGTAAGTACAAAAGGTTTTGTAGTCGATGGTGGCTACGAAGGTACAGGATTGTTTGGTGAGCAACTGTTTGGCAAAGGTGGTAAGTATCTAACGATAACAGAAGGTGAATGTGATGCTATGGCAGTCTACGAAATGTTCGACAAGAAGTGGGCATCAGTTTCAGTTAAGCGTGGTGCTCAAGGTGCAGTCAGAGATATACGAGACAGCATCGAGTTTGTTGAATCATTTGACCACGTTGTTCTTTGTTTTGATAATGACAAGTATGGTAGAGAAGCAGCTAGAAAAGTTGCTCGTATTATAAAACCCGGAAAAGCTAAGATAGTTTCTTTACCACAAGGTTTTAAAGATGCCAATGCTATGCTTGAACAAGGACAGTATGCACAGTTTACTAAGGCATGGTGGGATGCTAAGACATACACACCATCGGGTATCATGGAACTGTCTAGTGTAAAAGATAAATGGTTACACAGAGAACAGAAAGAAAGTATTGCGTATCCTTGGGAAGGACTTAACAAGAAACTTTATGGTATGCGTAAAGGAGAGTTGGTCACACTTACTGGTGGTACAGGACTTGGTAAGTCTAGTATTACTCGTGAGCTGACTCACTATCTAATTAAGAACACCGAAGATAATGTCGGTATCATAGCATTAGAAGAAAACTGGTTGAGGACTGCTGATGGTATTGTATCTATCGAAGCTAATGATAGATTGTATCTTGAAGAGAAACGCAAGAACTATACTGATGAACAACTACAAGAGTTATTTGATAAGGTCATTCAGAAAGACAAAGTATTTATTCATGCACATCTTGGAGCTACAGATATAGATGAAATCTTTTCTAAGCTTCGTTACATGATTGTTGGTTGTGAGTGTGATTGGGTAATCGTGGACCACTTACACATGTTGGTCAATCAACTGACTGAATCAGATGAACGCAGAGGTATTGATACATTGATGAACAGACTTCGTTCTTTAGTTGAAGAGACTGGTGTGGGTATGTTCTTAGTATCACACTTACGTAGAGCAGCAGGAGATAAAGGACACGAGCAGGGTATTGAAGTATCCCTATCACATCTCAAAGGCTCTCAAGGTATCTCACAGTTATCGGATTGTGTGATTGCATTAGAACGTAATCAACAGGCAGAAGATGAAATGGAATCGAATACAACTAAAGTTCGTGTTCTTAAATCTAGATACACAGGAGATACTGGACTAGCTTGTAGCTTGCTTTATGATATTCAAACTGGTAGAATGAATGAGGTTACAGATGAAGAAACCTTATACGACTTACCATTTTAGGAGAAGTTATGGAAGAAATTGTATTTGACATAGAAGCAAATGGCTTACAACCTGATAAGATTTGGTGTATTGTAGCCAAGCCTTTGGGTAAGCCTGTCGTATCGTTTGGTCCGAATGCTATTGAAGAAGGTATTACATTTTTACAATCTGCTGATGTATTGATTGGTCATAATATATTAGGTTTTGATATACCTGTTATTAATAAACTTCATGGTGTAGACTTATCTAAGAAAGTAATTAAAGACACACTTGTTATGTCTAGATTGTTTAATCCTGTACGTGAGAATGGACATAGTTTAAAAACGTGGGGATACATTGTAGGCTTTCCTAAAAACGAACAACCCGAAGATTGGGATGGTTTCTCAGACGAGATGTTAAAGTATTGTCAACAAGATGTAATACTAAATGAAAAAGTATATCAACGTCTACTCAAAGAAGGTGAAAACTTTGGAGAAGATTCAATAGCACTTGAGCATGGAGTAGCAGAAGTTCTAAAACAACAAGAAGACAATGGGTTCGAGTTCAATCAAGAGTATGCCATGATGTTGGTAGCTCAGTTGAAAGAACGTATGTTTGAAGTTGAGAAAGAAGTACAAAAGGTTTTTAAACCTAAGATGGTAGATATAAAACAAGTTGTACCTAAGTTAAAGAAAGATGGAACACTATCCAAGTCAGGTTTAACAGCAGAAGAATATGATAGGCTCATAGAGTCAGGTGATTACAAACCTTTTATGAGACAGAAGTTACAAGACTTTAATCTAGGTTCTCGCAAACAGATAGGGGAATACCTTACAGACTTCGGTTGGAAACCTAACAGGTTTACTCCTACAGGTCTGCCGATAGTTGATGAATCTTCTTTGGCAAAGGTTAAAGATATACCGGAAGCTAGGTTAATAGCAGAGTTTCTACTGTTACAGAAACGCATAGCTCAGATTGATTCTTGGATACTTGCTGTACAGAAGGACAATAGAGTGCATGGCTTTGTAATACCTAATGGTACAATCACTGGTCGTATGTCTCATCGTTCTCCTAACGTAGCACAAGTTCCTAGTCTCAGTAGTGAGTATGGTAAAGAGTGCAGGTCTTGTTGGACTGTTAGAGATGGTTACAAATTAGTAGGTATAGATGCTAGTGGTTTAGAATTACGAATGTTAGCACATTATATGAATGACGAGGATTACACACATGAAGTTACAGAAGGAGACATACACACAGCTAATCAGAAAGCTGCAGGACTTAAATCAAGAAATCAGGCAAAGACATTTATCTATGCCTTCATATACGGAGCAGGAGATGCAAAGATTGGGTCAGTGGTTGGAGGAAACCAAAGAGATGGTGCAAAGCTTAGAAAGTCTTTCCTCGATAATAATCCATCACTTAAATTACTTAGAGAAAGGGTATCAAAAGCAGCTAAACGAGGATACCTCAAAGGATTAGATGGTCGTAAGATTTATGTAAGAAGTGAACATGCAGCACTCAATAGTTTACTACAAGGTGGTGGTGCAATCGTAATGAAACGAGCTTTACTTATGTTACAAAGTTTGATAAAATTAAATGCTCTCGATGCTAAGTTTGTAGCTAATATTCATGACGAATGGCAGATGGAAGTACGAGAAGATTTAGCAGACTTCGTGGGTGAGTTAGCTGTAGGATGTATAGAGAAAGCAGGTGAGTATTACAAGTTACGTTGTCCACTTACAGGTGAATATAAAATAGGAGGTGATTGGAGTGAAACCCATTAAAGATTCAAGCAGAAAAGGAGACTTTGCAGAGTATTATGCAGTCACTTGGTTGTGGGATAATGGATATGAAGTCTTCCAAAACTCAGGGTGTACTGGTCCAGTAGATATGATTGCTATGGACAAGAAAGGTAATACACTTTTAATTGATGTAAAGACTACACATACTAACCACAACAACGACAAGAAACCTAACTGTAAAAAAACAAGAACTAAATTACAACAAAAGTTAGGAGTTAAACTATTAGGATTTAATCCTGATACAAGAGAACTTCACTTTATCGAGCATGTAAAATGAAAAAGAAACTAGAAAACATAGTACCTGATATATACAAAGCTTTGACTCCTTTAGCAAAAGGTAAGGGTCTAGATTTGTCAGACGAAATGATTGAAGAGTTTGGTGAGGATATGAAAGAAGCCTTACGTGGTTGGGCAAAGAAACAACCTAAGACTAAAGACTCTTTACGTATGTCGAATGTAGGTAAACCTGCTCGTCAGCTTTGGTATAACAAACACTCAAAGATTAAACAAAAAGATTTACAATCTACTTTGTTAATTAAATTTTTGTATGGTCATATACTCGAAGCTCTCGTAGTATTCTTAGTAAAACTATCAGGACACAAGATTACTGACCAACAAAAAGAGGTAAACATTAGTGGCATCAAAGGTCACATGGATTGTAAAATAGATGGTGAAGTTGTAGATATTAAATCAGCTTCCGGTTTTTCATTCAACAAGTTTAAGAATGGTACATTACCTGAGAATGACAGCTTTGGATACCTTGCACAACTAGCAGGATATGAAGAAGCCGAAGGTACAAATCAGGGTGGTTTTCTAGCTATCAACAAAGAAACAGGAGAACTTTGGTTTTTTAGACCTGATGAACTTGACAAACCTGATATAAAGTCTAAAATTAAAGGGTTAAAGGCTACTCTAAAAAAGCCTGAACCACCTGAGTTATGTTATCAACCGATAGCAGATGGCACTGGTGGTAACTTCAAACTTCCGAGAGAATGTACATGGTGTCCTCACAAGCTAGAATGCCACTCGGAATCTAATAACGGACAAGGACTGCGTATCTTTGATTATGCAAGAGGTCCTGTGTTTTTCACAGATATAGTTAATGAACCAAGAGTTCAAGAGATTACCCATGAATGGAAAGAAAAGTAAATTAATACGCAAGAAAGCAGAAGAAATACAGATAGATTGGATTAATAGTTTATTAACAGAGGATACCGACAAGGTAACTCCTCAAACTTTAAACCAAGCGTTGCCTGACCAAGAATACTATTACAAAGGATTTACAATACATCATTCGTTTATGAATCATAAATGGGTAGAAAAACAAATCAAAAAGAAAAATGATATAACACTTGAGGAGTTACTCGAAATAAATGGCAGAGTTTAATTTAGAAGATTTGCGTTTAGAAGATTTATTGTTTATACTAGGTGGTGCAATACTACAAGGTAATACATCTGACAATATAGAATTAGAAGTATTACTACGTTTAGAAGAATTAGTAAGTATAAAGATAGATGAAAGAACTAGTGGTATACCTTTAGATACTACAATACATTAGGAGATACAATGGAATATAAATTTAACGAAGATAATATAATAGAACAAATAAAGAGATATGTAGATAGAACATACGAAAGACATTACGCACAAGGAAAGTATCAAGCAACTGATATGATTATTGATGCAGGGCATGGCAAAGGTTTTTGCATGGGTAATATTATGAAGTATGCTATGAGGTGTGGTAAGAAAGAAGGTAATGACCCTGAATTAGATTTGTTAAAGATTATACATTATGCTATAATAGCTATAGCATTGGAAGATACTGAGTATCATTTAGGAGATACAAATGATTAAAGAATATTTAGGTATTCAAATAGATTATAACAAAGATAAGAAACTAGATAAATTTAGTATTGATACATTACAAGATAGATATTTTTGGGAAAACGAAACCAGTCCACAGGAAGCTTTTGCAAGAGCTGCAGTTTTTGGAGCTACATACAAAGGTAATATAGATTTTAATTTAGCACAGAGGTTATATAATTATGCATCCGATAATTGGTTTATGTTTAGTACTCCTATACTTAGTAACGGGGGAACAACTCGTGGGTTACCTATTAGCTGCTTTCTCAATTATGTACCTGATTCGAGGATTGGTCTTTCTGACCACTATGATGAAAACATTTGGCTCGCAAGTTCAGGTGGAGGTATCGGTGGATATTGGGGAGATGTTAGGAGTGATGGTGTTTCAACTGGCAACGGTTCTCGTTCTACTGGGTCAATCCCCTTCATGCATGTAGTAGACTCTCAGATGTTAGCCTTTAATCAAGGCACTACAAGACGAGGAAGTTATGCAGCATATTCAGATATATCTCACCCTGAGATTGAAGAGTTTATTAATATGCGTAAGTCTTCCGGTGGTGATATAAATAGAAAGAATTTAAATTTACATAACGCAGTAAATATAACAAATACATTTTTAGAAGCTGTCAAGAATGATGATGAATGGAGATTGATAGACCCTAAAACAAACGAACCTACTAAAGTTATTAGTGCTAGAGAGTTATGGATGCGTTTACTTGAGACTCGTGCAGAGACTGGTGAGCCTTATCTTATAAATATAGATACATGTAATGAAGCTCTACCAGAAAAACAAAAAGAGTTAGGTTTAAGAATTAATCAGAGTAACTTATGCTCGGAGATTACATTACCGACAAACGAAGAACGAACTGCTGTTTGTTGTTTATCTAGTGTTAATCTAGAGTATTTTGATGAATGGAGAAATGATGAACAGTTTATTCAAGATTTAGTTATGATGCTTGATAATGTACTGGAACATTTCATTGAAGAAATAGTGTACACAGATAAGTTAGGTGGTTACACTGCAAATTTTAAGAGGTTTAAAACATATGTTAGAGAAGGTAAAGAAGGGTTGGTCAAAGCTGCGTATTCGGCTTACAGAGAAAGGTCTATTGGATTGGGAGCTATGGGATTCCATTCTTATCTCCAAAGTAAAGGGTTACCTTTCCAAGGTCTCCAACAAACTGGCATTAATAATACTATTTTTTCGCACCTTAAATCAAAAGCTGTTGAATCGAATAGGCTCTTGGCAGAAACTAGGGGAGAAGCTCCTGACGTACATGGTAGCAATAATCGTAACGCTCACCTTTTGGCTATTGCTCCTAATGCCAGTAGTTCTATTATATGTGGTGGTACTTCCCCTAGCATTGAACCAGTTCGTGCTAACGTATATACGCACAAAACTCTCTCCGGAAACTACAAAGTAAAAAATAAATACTTAGAAAAACTTCTTAAAAAGAAAGGACTTAACGTAGAAGAAAGAGAAAAAATATGGAAAGATATTTCAAATGAAAGAGGTTCTATACAAAATATTAAAATATTTAATAAAGAAGAAAAAGAAATATTTAAAACAGCAGATGAAATAAATCAGTTGCATTTAGTAGAACACGCTAAAATTAGACAACCATACATCTGCCAAAGTCAAAGTGTAAACCTTTTCTTTGTACCTCCAAAAGCTACTGAACCTCAGGAGGTCCATGATGAATTTTTACAATACTTAAATGATGTACACTGGTATGCCATGCATCATTTAAAATCTTTGTATTACTTGAGGTCAGATGCTGCAAAGTCTGCCGAGAATGTTAATGTACGAATACAAAGAATTAACCTAGAAGAAACCGAATGTTTAAGTTGTGAGGGATAATATGAAGTGTTGGCATTGTAATACAGAATTAATATGGGGAGGAGACCATAATATAGAAGAGAATGAAGAGTACGTCATGGAAACAAATCTAAGTTGTCCTAACTGTGGTTCGCTTGTCATGGTTTACTTACCAAAGGAGATAATAAATGAAAGAAGATAAATTTGATACTATGTATGAAGATAGATTTGATGCACTGCAAAAAAAATATGAAGCTGAAATAGCTATAGCTAAATCAGAGTTAAAAACTTATTTTGAGTTAGGTATGGGAGTAGCTGAGCACCCACACATTATTGAGTCGATGGATTTACTAATGGATAAGATGGCTACTGCTCAAGAAAAACTTGATTTACTACTCAAGGAGTTTTAACGTGACAAAAGAAGAACGAGAAAAATTTAGTCAGTTCTGTAGACGTATGTGGCTAGACCATTGTGATGAAAATAAAACACCACACTCTACCACATATACAGAAGAGGAGTATAGAAGAAAATATAATAAATGGTTACTAGCACAATATGCTAGTTACCTCAATGGAGAATAAATGAGCTTACTAGGAACACAAAATTATTTTAAACCTTTCGAGCATCCTTGGATGTTTGATTACTGGGATTTACAACAACAGATGCATTGGATACCAAACGATGTACCTTTAAACACAGATGTTAAAGATTGGAACAACCATCTAACAGACCAAGAACGCAACTTAGTCAAACAAATATTTCGATTGTTTACACAGTCAGATGTAGATGTTGGTTCAGCATATATTCATAAGTATATGAAATTGTTCAGAAAACCTGAAGCACAATTAATGATGTCGGCTTTTGCAAACATGGAAGGAATACATCAGGTTGCGTACAGTCAGTTGTTAGAGACTATTGGTATGCCGGACAAAGAGTACAAAGCATTTGCAGAGTACGAAGAGATGGCTAACAAACATGAATACCTTTTAGACTTTAGACCTACTAGAAAAAACAAACGAGAGATAGCTAAAGCTTTAGCAGTCTATTCTGCTTTTACAGAAGGACTACAATTATTTAGTAGCTTTGCAATCTTGTTAAACTTTCCTAGATATGGTAAAATGAAAGGCATGGGTCAGATTGTAACGTACTCTATACGTGACGAGTCATTACATGTTGAAGCTATGACTAAATTATTTAGAGAGTTTATCAAAGAAAATCCTGATATATGGAAAGATGATTTGAAAAAAGAACTCTATGATATTTGTAGGAAAATGGTAGAGCTTGAAGATAAGTTTCTTGATTTAGTATTTGAAATGGGAAACCTTGAAGGTCTAACTAAAGATGAAATGTATGCGTATAACAGATACATAGCTGACAGAAGATTATTACAGTTGGGATTAAAACCAAACTTTAAACAAAAAGACAATCCTTTGGAGTGGATTGATGAAGTGATAGGTGTTGAACATCAAAACTTTTTTGAAGGTAAGGCAACATCATATATGAAAGCAGGGTTAAGAGGAAATCATGGAAGTTTAACTTTTACGGAATTGCAAAATGAAAAAGAATGAAGCCACTTTGATTAGTTACAAATTAGTAATTGACCAAAAAGGTAAAGTATACAGTGAACGTAGTGTTAGTGAGATAGACCAAATCGAAGAACGATTGAACCCGATTATGTTTAGTACATTAAAAACTACACTACGTACTGCTAGTTCAGAGCTAGATAAAATACACAATAAAATAGAAGCAGATTTAAATTGTAGAATACAATAATTATTTAGCTAGAGGATTACTACTGTCTTCTTCTAGTTTTTCTACGTCCTTTTCCAGTTCTCTAACTGCTATCGACAAGCCATCTATCTGTGACTGTAATAAATTAATTGAATCTAATTTAGCAATCACTCCTGTCTTCTCGGCATCTAAAGTTTTATTAATGTAAGATATAGAAGTATCGAGAGCTTCAAATCTCTTTTCAATCTCTCCCAGTCCATCATCTGTTTCTTCTGCTTTAATTATTTTTTCTTCTAAATTTTCTAGTCTATTGATATACGTAGCACCAGTATATCCAAACCCTGCTAGAGTTCCGACTATACTAACTAAAGCTATCAGTTGTGTAGTTTTATTTTCAAACCATTCCATATTATTTCTCCTTATAAATTTGGTTGCATATCTATCATATCACCTAATGTATTTATGCTAGTACTTGATAATGCATAAAAAGCTTGTGAATTATCTCTAAGTATAGCATCTGTATAAATAGCTCTAGGTTCATACCAAGTTTCTTGCTGTGGTATTTGAGTTTCTCTATAGGCATCAAAGCCTACTACATAACCTAGATAAGCTACTAAAGTAGATTCATCACTGTATTGTCCGGTCTCTTGTTGTTCCGACTCTGCTTGCTCTTGTTGCTCTTGAATATTCTGAGCTACAATCTGTTCAGCAATTTGGTCAGCTTCACTGACTGTCATAACTCCTGATATGGCAGTATTTATCTCTCCCTGCATATCTTGAACTTGAACATCTGCCATTGCAACTTGTGGAGTGCCATCTATGTTAGGCATAATATTAATAGTTACATTGGTTGAGGGAGAATTTACGTCTGAACTCATAGACAAAACTTGTTGATTTTGTGCAGATGCAGACACAACTTGGTCTGAAATGCTTGGAGAGTTCGTTGTACTAATTCCACCAGTAGATGAAATAGAAGACCCTGAAGACCCACTTACACTTGAGGTAACCGAGGATACTCCTGCGTTTCTATTCGTTCCACCAGAGCCACCTATGGAGCTAGAAACACTATCTCTAGCAGTACGAATAGTACTAGCTACAACTTCTAGTGCCGATACTCTTACTGAGCTTTTTTCTTGGTTGATTTCTTCTTCTTCTTCGGTTTGATTTTC